AAAATAAAAAAAGCCCCGAACTTGTCGGGGCAAACCTAATAAATTAGGGAAAGGAAAAGTAAACGAGAAGTTTACCCCTTAAATATACACTAGTTTTATCTAGTGCGCCAGAACCTTATACCAATTAACCCATTTTCTATCTTTTCTTTATACTTTAATCTTATGCTATGTTGCTTAGCTGATATTAAAATGCTTTTGATTAAAGGTTCTGTATCTAAAGCAGGGATAAAAAAAGAAGACCCCAGCACCATTGCGTGCCATTCAATAATGACTGGGATGCCCTCATTAAATATCTGATTCTGCTTTTGATGTTTCACTTACAGCCGGTGTATCCATTAGTTTCAAAACAGAGTTATCAATCTTAATTGCATTAACTGGAGGCGTACTTAGTAATGTACCTTTAGCCATAGCTTTCTTAACTATAGTACCCCCTGCATTTAACTTAGTTAACTCATTGAGCGTACTCTTGTATGCAATCTGTTTCTCGGTACACCATAGCTTAAAGTAATCGGCATCAATATAGATATGGTTTGTATCGGGTTCAAATCTAATAAACAAGGTATCGTATACATCTTTGAGAGGTGCCTTAGTAAGACCTGTACGTTTATCTAACGCATCATCAACAACTAATAAGCTACGGTTATGGCTATTCAAGAACGTACCTAATGTAGTTCCTGGGTCACGCTTAGCAGATTTAACGCTATCTTTTAAGTTGCCTATATAGTCTACAGCCCAAGCCCATACTGGCTTAATATCTATGTTGTGTAGACCTAACTTTTCGCCAAGTATAGCACCTGTAAAAGCAGCAGCTACGCCAGCAGAATAGAATCGTTGCTTAGAAGTTAAACCAGCCTCAGCATCAAATTTCTTCTGCGTATCTTTTAACAGCTTTTTTACAAAATCTAAATTGGCTATTGAGTGTTCCAATAATATATCCGCCGCTAGCCCATAGTTACTGTATAGCGTAGTTTCAAACAACTCATCTGCCGTTTCTTTAGACATCGTATTATCGGCTTGAATCTCTACCTCAATCATACGTAATTGCTCAGCTTCAGGCGTAGCTTTTAAAGCACCCATTTTATCGTGCATACTTGAGTTGCCTGACATAAAAGCAGAAGTAGCCCAACGAGTGTTGTTTTCACGCATCTCATTAGAGTTTGCTTTCATTCTATTATTAGACCTACCCTGAGATACACCATATGCTACGGCACTAACTGATTCCTTAGTCATATCAGTAACCTCATCCACGCAAATAGGTATATGGCAATACACACCCATCTGATGGAACTGTGCTTTTACAGTATCACCTTTAATAAGCATTAAATCTTCAGGGTGTCCATATATGCTATTAATAACTTTTTGAATAGTTGTTTTACCAGTACCCGACTCATTTTCTGTTATGGAATATATCAAACCTTTTTGACCAGTAAACTTTAAAAATGGATTACCTAACCCAGCAAAGAATAAAAACGCTCTAGCCTCCTGCCCTTTCCTTCCATAAGAATTAACCACTCGTTTCCACTCGTCTAGTTTACCTTTAGGTTTTAACCATCCGGAAAACATTAAAGTCTTGCTAGATGGTGGTGAATAAACTACTCCATCTTTAGATATTTCTCTCTCGCCTATAATGAACTTAGTATCATCATCATGCCAACCAAACTGTGTGCGCATCTTCTCAGACTTTTCCCTTGTCTGTAACTCTTTTGTAAAATCAATAATATATTGCATTAGCTCTCCTATCTGTTTAGCGTTTTCTACTACGCCTTGTTTACCTACTATCTCTTTAAACTTATCCGTAGCCATAAGGCTAGGACCCGAACAAGCAAATTCTCTTACACCATCTTTTGGTAAATGCAACCGCATCCAAACCATTTCGCCTAACTCTGAATCTTCCATACGTTTAACTACATAAAAATCATGCTTGTAAATGAGCCTATCTTTTTCAATTACTTCGCCAGTCTCACTATCTATAAAACCTTGCTTATATATACCACCATTCTTACCCCTAAAATATCCTGTAGGCATTTCGGGAATAACATACTTAATATCTTTACCAATTTCTGCACTGGGTAATACAACTACGTTATCTTCAGGAGTTGCAGGTATAACTCTAGAGCCTACCTTAATTGGGTTATCTACTTTACCTTTATTGGGGCAGCCTTCACAGCCTCCTGGGTTTATTTCATTAAACTTAACGCATGAATATGGACCTTTTATTTCACTAGCTTTTCTTTCTGTCGCTTGTTTACTATACCCCTGATGTTTAATAGATATTCTATGAATAGCAGTATCCTTATCCTCACAAAAATATGCTATTGATAAAGCCGCTCTCCATACTGGTTCTTCTATAGTATCTTGGTTAGTGTACGCATTTAATAATTGTAAACAACCCTTAGTCTTCATTATGTGCGCAAAACTTGTACGGTAATTCTTTTGAAGATTTCGGTCTGTATCAGACATAGCCCTACGTGGTGGATTAGCTAAATCAATACCTAAGTTTTCCAATCCCCAAGATAACTTCTTCTTAAACTCTTTATAGTCTACAAGTTCAAGTGCAGGTTTCTTCCATTCAACTGGTTTAGGTGGGTCTGATTTAAAGTTAAGCGTATCAGGAACCCTAAGCACCATAGCTAAATCAGTTACCTTAGAAGTATCAGCTAACAAACCTAAATTTGTTATTTGTTTCCTAAGTAAATTAGCCGTGTGCTTCCATTCATCTTTAAGTATTGTTTCTTTTAACGCCCAAGATATGTGTATACCATTACCTGAATTAACAACATTTGGTCTAGGCAACCCAAGGGTGTCACAAAATTTTCTTAGCGCAGTCCCTGCCTCACCCTGAGTTAAATATCCTTTTCCTTCATCTGCATACTTCTGTCCACAATCTATATCTAGAAAAAACGCTTTATTCCATCCCGCATTTATAGCTTGCCTATTCTCATTGGTGATAAATTTAGAAATCCCAAAATACACATCTCTTTTTAAATCTAAGTATTCTTGAATTGCTTTCTCTGCACCTTCTATAGTATCTACAAACGTTGTGAGCGGTTTGGCTTCCTTATTTTTATAACTCCCTATGCAGTAGTACCCAGTACCTTCTTCGGGCAATACAGTAGAGAGAAAGGTTCTCCATGAGGTCATACATATCCTCTTTTTTCGCCGACAATAATCCTCTTGGGCTAGTGGCACCTAGCCTTTGAGTTGGCTTACGCCTTCTTTTTTAACTTTTGAATATACTTTGTTACTTCATTCTCGTACTTTGAACTAACATCATTTAGCCCTGTAAACCAGTTATATACTGCGGTTCTAGAAATATCAAAATGAGCCGCTATATCAATCACTGATATACCTTGTTTAATACATAGTTTCCCTAAGCGAACTCCAAGCATTTCTCTATCAGCAAGTGCATTGGCTTGAGCTATTTTTTGTGAATATCCAATCATATTTTGTAGGGGGCATAGCCCCCGCCTTTCTTAAGCCCAGTCGTCTAAAACAGCGTTAATATCTTTCGGTTCTTCTACTTCGACTTTTTTAACACGTTTAACAGGCTCTTCTTCTGTTTCCTTTTCGGCTACAGGTTTAGTCTCTGCTTTAGGTGCGGCTAATTTTGGATTATCTAACTCTGCGACCGTTGAACCAATAGCAATCTTAGCTTCCTGAGTTTTACCTTTATTTTGGATATTAATAAACTCATCTTCTTCCAAATAGCGTAAGGCTTTAAAAGTCAACTTAGGTGTCGCACTTGCAGTATCAAAACGCATTTCTGTAACCACGCTTGTAACGGATACATTGTTGCTACCAAGCAAACGAACATACGCCTCTAAAGGTAATTTACCACCTTCACCCTTACCAAAAATAGATTGCGCTGGTAGAGTTAATTGGAACACATCACCTTGTTGGTCGTTCTCTAAAACAACTGCTAAACGGCGGCTATATCTACAAGCTCTGCCTTTTCCTGATGGTGCTGAACCGTCAATATTTTGTGGGCAATTAGCGCAAGTTTTAGACTGTACGTTTAAAGATTTTGTATTAGGTATAATGCCGTCATCCGAATAACAAGTAGGTGACTTAACTACCGCATCTTCTGAATATGTAGCATCATAGAATGTACGTGAGTTATGTTGAGCCGCCGCTACGATAATAACAGGCATAGCCCTATCTTCGTTTTGTGCAACTTCTTTACCTGCAACCATCATACGGAAAACACTACCCTTAATAGAGATGCGTTTTACACTAGTGGTATTAGAGCTTACATTACCCATAAGGGCTTTAGTTGTTTCATCTACACCGCCACGTAAGTGGGCTGGTAGGCTTGCGTTTGAGAGGGATAATTCTTTACTCATTTACTTCTCCTTGTGGTTTAGTTTCTGTGTTTGTTATTGCTTGTATATCTGCTTCTTTAAATCTTAATTTAGAACCTACTTTGAAGTGCGGTATTTTGCCTTCTTTGCAAAGAACATAAATTGTTTGTCGAGAGACTCGTAGTATCTTAGCTACTTCGTCTACTGTCAAGGGATTTTCATGCATTTTTATTTCCTCTTTATCATTACTGCGTACTTATTAACTACATTCATACCTATTGGCATTAATGTTGGATTTTCTTCTAAAAATTGTTTCATGTTTAACGAACTTATACGGCGTTGTAAAACATGGGGTATGTTGTTCTCAACTACGAACTTGTACATGTTGTCCCAATCAGAAGTTTCATAACTTGTTTTAACTGTTTTATATACGTTACCAAATGAAGTTCTTAGGCTATCTGCGCCTACATCTCTGCACATCTTAACTAGTTCGGCTTCAACCATTTCCATTTGTTGTTCTATTTCCCTATCTGCATTTGTATATTCTTTAGATAGCTCAGCACGTTTATCACGCATGGCTATGTAAGCTTTTACAAGGCGGTCTGCCTTTACTGTTTCACTCATTTACTTCTCCTTTTCTTACTGTGTTTTCTTTTATTGTACACCATATCTTAACAATGTCAACTAAGTATATCATTATATAGCGACATTATATTATGTTGAATATCCTGTTTGTTTTCAAGGGCTTCATACAACTTCTTTTCTACATTAGAACCTTTTAACCTAATTACAGTACAAGGATTATTTTGCCCACTTCTATGCACCCTAGCATTTGCTTGTGCGTATGTTTCGTATGAAGTAATTGGACCCCACCATACAATCGTATTTGCGGCATGTAATGTGACACCGTGTGAGGCGGCTTGGGGTTGGATGATAAGAACTTTTGGGTTAGGTGTTTCTTGAAATTTTTTAAATATTGCGGTACGTTTATTGACAGGAACTCCACCATGAATGAGGTCTACCGTATAACCGTCTTTTGTAAGAGAGTCATTAATAATTTCTATGGCGTGTCTAAATGGTACAAATATAAGAACCTTGTGGCTTGACTCATCAATAGCTTCTTTAAGCACTTTTAATCTATTGCTTGCATCAAACTCAATTACCTCACCTGTATCGGAATATACCGCACCGCTAGATAACTGCAACAACTTGTTTAAATTAACCGCCGCATTAATTGTAGTAATTTCTTCGCCCGCAGTTCTAATCAACATCTCTTTACGTAGCTTCTCATAATACTTTTCCTGTTGTGGTGTAAGTGGAACATGTCTTGTTTGGTATGTTATTTCAGGTAAGTCCAAGCATTGTTCTTTTGTAAATCTAATCGCAGGCTGTAAAACTCTATGCACTATGTCTTCCGCATTATGCTTTGGTATCCATTTGAACTGCGTAATCTTTTGCATAACCATATCCCTAAAATGGGAGTAAAACTTTGGCAACTGCGATGGGTTTACTAGCTTAGCAATACCGTATGCATCTACCGGACTTTGAGCCGCAGGAGTACCAGTAAGCATCCATAACCAAGTTGTTGGAGTTATTAAACTATTCAATACTTTCCATCTTGTAGTTGTGGGGTTTTTATATGCGTTGGCTTCATCGACAACAATCAAATCAAACTTACTATCGGCAATAGCGTCCGCAACAATTTCTACACCGTCAAAATTAATTATTACAAACTCAGCCCCACTTCTAATTATTTCTTTTCGTTTTTCTCTAGCGCCGTAAGCTATATCTACTCTCCTATGAATAGCAAACGTAAACAAGTCGGCACGCCATGCAGAGTCCATAATAGATAGTGGGCATATTACCAATACACGTTTTACTAGACCCAGTTTCATTAGATAATCAGCCGCCCATATAACAGATGCGGTTTTACCTGTGCCTTGTTCGTTAAAACAAAAAGCCCTGTTATGCATAGTCAGGAATGAGGCAGTTTCTTTTTGATGCTCAAATGGTTTATACAAACCTGTCCATTTATATTGCCCCATTATGGGACTAGGTACGTCTTTTATTTGTAAGTTCTTTAGTATTTTAGATTCTACCAAACCCCAATGCACAAGAACTTCAGAGTGATTTTTGTGTTGTTTAATTACTTTGCTCTTAGGTATAACCCCTGTAATCCTGTCGGGACTACGAACTTTTAACAATAAAGCCCTGTTATCAACTATTTCCATTTTCCCTATTTTCCTTAAAATATTTTCTTATAGTTTTGGCTCTCCATTGCCGTTTATGTAAACTTGTAGTATTAGTTTTACCTAATGTTCTTCCCACAATATGTTTTAAATCCGGTTTAGGAAACTCACCCCTTCTTACTAAGTTGTCAAGTGTTGTTGGTTTAATATTAAAAATTTGCCCTATATCTTTAACATTTAAACAAGCGTCGGGCGCTAGCTCTTTTAACCAATTTGGTTCGGGTATATTACTTATGATTTTTTTTTCTTGCATTTACTTCTCCCATGTATAAACAGCCTGAATACGGTGTACGTTTCAGACATTAGTATTTTTCATCGTCTTTCCGATGTGTCGGTTAGCTCCTACCCTGAAAGGTATCCGTAAGGAAAAAGAAGTATAGCTAACTGATACGGTTTACTACTTAAGTTGAAACAACCCTGAACTATTAGGCACTCGTATCTTATCCCTAGTTCTATATTACCACCAATAAACTTATTTCTTTTTAGGCGTATTAGACTTTACACTACTATCCGCATTACGACTAAAACTTCTATTCTTACTTGCTGGTACAACTCTTAAATTACCTCTTGCTGTTGAACCGCCCTTGCTTAATGGAGTTTTATGGTCAACGTCCATTCCATCACCCTTATGTGCTAATCCAGCTTTTTCCATCTCTCTACGTGCTTTATTACGTAAAGCTCTTTTCTTTTTAACTGCGGGTGTGCCATCATATTGAGCGTATTCTTTGGCATACGGTCTTGGTTTATTAACATACGGCATTACTCTCTCCCATTATGTGAGCAAGATGTTACAGGACACCATGCCTTACAACTAAAATTGCGTTTTGGATTCCACACTCCGTTAGTATGACACGCTTCTAGCTGTTCTACAATAGGTCTAAAATGCGTAAAATAAGCCAATTTAAAGTTAGCATCGTATTCTTCTTTAATAAACTCTTTAGAAACAACGAATAACAAGCCAGCCTTGACTACACGTATCTCAGGAAAATGGGTAAATAACGCCCCAGCCAACAACTTTAATTGCTTAGTATCAGCATATTTAGCTGATTTCCCTGTCTTATAGTCTATAATCCTAGCTTCTTGATTTTCTCGGTCTAGGATAATTAAGTCGGCAATACCTCTCCAGTAAACATCTTTGTCAAAGAAGTCACAAGCTGTATATCTCCCATGCGCATACTTTATACCCATCTTATATTCACAAAGCTTTTCACCCTTAACATTCTTAAGCTTGTCTAGCATCTCTTGCATATAAGAAAATTGTGGGGGTATCGGCTTATCATCTTTAATATATTCCTCAGCCGCTTTGTGTACCTCTAATCCATAGTTCATTTGCTCAGATGTAGGTTCTTTAATGTCTTTCTCTACACGCAAATGAAAATATTTTTTGGGGCATTGTTCGAAGAGCGTAATGCTACTATAAGACCATGCTGGCATACTTTTCCTTTTATTTTAGTACTACACTCCTATTTTAACATTCTCCGTAACTTTTGCCATATCCTGCCTCACAGTTAACTGGTAATCCCTCAGCCCAATCAGGTGTCCAACGCATACACTCCGTCACATATTGCATAGCTTCTTCTACTTCCGCCACAGGTACTATACAAGCAACTGCATCATGAACAGTCAATACTACTCGATACTTATTGCCGATTTTTAACATCTGTTCACCAATAATACAACGTGCTAATGCTTGGCATACATTTTCTACTAGTTTGCCACCATATATCTTTACAGCACCATTTCTAGAATCATAGACGTATTGCTCGCCATCTTCACCACGAATCTTGCGTAGGTTAGGGTACCTTTGATGTAGCCCATTTGGTAGCAAAATCCCATCCTTTCCCGAAATAGCCACGCATCCATTACCAAATATGACCGTTCCATTGTTTGCCATAGCTTTTATAGCATCTCTTCCTTGTGTCCAAAGTCCTGGAATAGAGGCATACGTTTGTCTATAGATTTTGATAATGCTTTGTGCTTCGTCTTCTTCAATTTGTGTGCCAAAAGTTTTAAGTTGGACTTGGAATTTCTTAGCTCCCATACCATACCCACATCCAAGAATCGTTGTCTTTCCAACAAACCTTTCTTCTTTTGTAATCTCGTCTGAATCTTTACCGTATATAGCAGATGCCATGATTTTGTATACATCTTCTCCCTTTCTAAATGCTTCGGTTAAATCGTCTTGTCCTGATAACCAAGCTAGTACCCTCGCCTCAATCTGACTAGAATCGGCATCAATTAATACATAGCCTTCAGGCGCACGTATAGCGTGTTTAAGCTTATTGGCGTTATCCCCACGACTAGGTAAGTTCTGCAAATTAATCTTGTCTGCGCCACCCCATCTGCCTGTATGAGCCGCATAATATGATAGGGGGATAGGTAATGCCCCACGCTTAGCTATTTCAATAAATCGTTGTGTTCTTGTCTCTTCTAGTGTAGACTTATTACCAAGTCTCGCAGAAACTAAGGCTTGAACTCGCTCATCAGGATAGTCAACTAAAGCTTTAAAGCCTTCATCCGATTTAGCCAAAGCCAATGCTTCCTTACCTGTCCTTGCGCTAATTTTCATCGGTGGTTCTACACCTAAAGCTTCTAAAATCTTGGCAAACTTAGGGTTACTCATCAAGTCATCCCTAGTCTCAACCCCCGCATCTTGTAATAACTTCTCCTTGCGATACTGAACTTCTAATAAGTGGGCTTCAAGCATCTTACGGTCTAAAGTAAGGACTGGTTCTGTAAACATCCTTACAGTAAGGTCTATAAGTTTTAATTCCGTAAGCTTAAACTGCGGTGCTAACTTTTTATACAAGGCATAGGTCAACTCCACATCATTCTTACAATACCCACCATAAGCATCAAGTTCCGCTTCGCTAAAGTCACAACGGCGTTTACCTAATGCATCGTTTACTTCGGTTCCCTTTTGTCCAAGTCTGTAATAATCAGCCAGTTTAGCCAAGCTACCTCCAACCTCAGTACCGTGGACAGCTCTAGCCATGCTAAGCGTATCGAGAATAACCTTGGGTCTAATACCAAATCTCCAATTAAGGATGGAAGCATCAAACAAACTATTATGAGCAAGTAAGGCGGAACCACCCCAATCAAAAGAATCCAAGAAAGCATATATTTCATCATGTGTACCACTTTGCCAAACAGTTTCATTGTTATTCTCCTTTACGGCTACACCAATTACCTCAAACCTATCATCACGTATATACTCTTCAGTTGTCTGTGTTTTAAATCCAAGAGTCTTGTCATAGTACGTTTCAAAATCAAGAGTTAATATTTTCATTAGGTTCTTTATCAAATTTTAATACAGCTTTATCTAGGGCTTTACTCATCATATCTAGCACATCTTTAATTTCTTGCACTGTTTCGCCACCTACCGTAGCCGTACAATGCCCCATCGGCTTTCCTAATGTATCATAATATACCTCACGAATTTCTAACCATTCGTCTTGAGTTTCTTCTTCTTTAATCTTAACTATTCTATAGTTCCACATTTTTCTTTCTCCTTGGTTTAGGCGCATCTTCTTTAAGATTCTTTACTTCTCCATACTTCTCAGGGTCTACATATGATTCTGAACTTGCCAAGCCACGCTTAATGATTGTAAGCATACCTTCACCGCAAAGATAACTAATAGCATCTTTATCTAATTCTAACAGCGCTATTGCCGAACCATCTTCATTCTCTTTTACAATTTCCATTTTAATGTTCATTTTAATCCTCTTTTTTTTATGGCTCGTAAAAGGTCTTCATTATCGCCATATAGTTCTGCATCTAAAAATTCTTTAAGCGGCATAATTTTCATACAAGATGCTGTACCCATAAACCACTCATACAGTTGAACTAAATAAGAACCATTTTCTAAACGAGATAAAATTTTACCTTGATAACGCATTTTTTTATCTTCAGTAAATGTAAGAAACCACAAATTTTCTAACGTATCAAATTCTTGTTTCATCCCCCCGCTCCTCGTTGTGATTTTAATAACTCAAGTATTTCATTTAACAATCGTAGCATTTCATCTTCAAATTCAGTCATTTCTTTTTTCCTTTTTTGGTTAAGTTTACAAATGTTACAGGTAACTTTTCTTTCTCAGCCTTATGCATATCCATTGCCTTTCCTGATAATGCTTCTAATTTTTCTTCATAT